ACGTTCAAAGTTCCGTCCTCTTTTGGGTGTTAAAGACCGTGTAAACCTTGGAGGTGTTGATGTTACTACTGTAACAATCAAGCCTGGAGCGTGTGACTTTGACCCAGACGATACAACGATTTCACAGAAGGAATACGAAGTTAAGCCGTTGATGTACGGAACAGTTTTCTGTGTTAAGTCATTGGAAGAGTCTTTCGTATCTGACCAATTGACAAGAGGGTCAAACTCTTTCAATCAGCAGTTCGCATTCATGAACTTCTTCTTTGAGAAATTGGCAGAGGAATTGACTGAGCAAATGGAAATCATCACTTTCCAAGGTACTGTTGCAACAAACGGTGTTGATGGATTGGAAACGTTAATGGCAGCAGATGCCAACATTCTTGTTCCAACAGTTGGTAACGGTGGTGTTGCTTCAGCAGTTACAGACGCTAACGTAATCGCGAAATTGAAGCAAGCGCGTAACGTACTTCCTAAAGCAGTAAGACGTAGAAAGGATTTCGTTTATATCGTTGCTACGAATGTTTACGATGCTTTGGCTGATGCAGTATCTGACAACAAAGCGTCAGGATTGTACTACGTTGAAGACGTTGAATTGAAGTTCCAAGGGGTATCTATTTACAAAGCTGACGGAGCGTCTGACAATGTAATCATCGCTACTTATTGGAACAACCTTGTGAACATCCAAGACCTTTTGGATGAGGAGTTAGGATTCAACATCGTTGACTTCATGAAGACTACACTTGACCGTAAAATCGGTGTTCGTGTTGACTTCAAGTTCCAACCAACGTTCACTAACGCTGAAGAGATTTATTTCCATGCTCTATAATTTTAAAACGGGGGGCGGCGGTTGTTGCCCCCCTAAATTACTAACCTTTAAAATATAGAAATTATGGCAGTATGTAGTGCAGTAGTAGGTATACCTAAAGATTGCGGAGATAATAACCTCGGAGCAATCAAACGTGCGTTAATAGCTTCATTCGAAGATGTGACAGCGTTAACGGTAACGTCAACAGGAGCAGCAGACACGGATGGCGAAGTAACAGCGGTTACAATGGCAGCGGCTACAACTTTCGAAGAGTTCACTTTCCCGAAAGATACGTCAATGTTTAGCCAAGCGTGGTCAGGTGATTTAGTAGCGGATACACATTCTTACTCACAGACTTTAGAGATGGGCTTCCGTCGAATTGATTTGAGAAAGAGAAACGCTATTATGTTATTGGCAGCTGGTCGTCGTGACCTTATCGCAATCGTTGAAGACTTTAACGGTGACTATTGGATGCTTGGTTCTGATCAAGGTCTAAGATTGTCAGCAAACGAAACGACAACTAACAACACAAGAGCAGCGGGACAGCAAATGCCTGTTACATTGACCTCAGAAAACGAGCGTCACATGATGTACCAAGTTGACCCAGCAATTATCGCAGGTCTTTTGTAATCGTTTTATTTAATTAAAATTAGGGGTTTGTTCTAACAGACCCCTTTTTTTTGACACATACTTTTAGATGAGCAATTTTGTATTAGAAAAGAACACAATTAATAATGTAGTGGTAACGGTTTCCGAGCGTTCACAGCTTGCAAATCCGTACTTTCTAATTGTGTTTACAAATAAATTCGCGGTACAAGAAACGACAGTCGTGTGTTCAGTTCAGAATCAAGCGGTATCAAATCCACGTTACGACCTTTTTGTAATTACCGAAACGAACAACGCGGATAATTTAAGCGGTGAGGTGTATTTGATTGCGGGCGAATGGTCGTATAAAGTGTATGAAAGTAGCGTCCAAACATTAGACGTAAACGCGACAACCGGGCGTATTTTGCAGCGCGGTTTTATTGTAGTTAAAGAACAAATAGGAAATTAATATGGGTTGGTTTAGTAGAAATACACCACAGGCAGAAGCGCCAAAGGTAGAAAATAGAGAAATTGAATGTTTCCGTTCAATCAATACGGAGGGGCTTGACTTGTCGCAGCCGTTTGTAGATGACTATTTTTCGCGGGGCTTTCAATGGGTATTCTTTGGAGAAGAGAATTTGTACCCGCAGATTTTAAATCAATTGTACATTTCAGCACCAATGCACCAAGCGTGCTGCAACTTTAAAAAATATTCTCTAATCGGTAACGGTTACGAATGGGACGGATACGAAAATCTAAGCGTTGCGGATAAGATTGCAATCAAGCAATTTGAAACAATGTCCGGACTACCTAACGCATCGAAGCGCGTTACATTGGATTGGATTAAGCACGGTAGAGCTATCGCACTTGTTCACTACAATAAGCAATACAAAAAGTACACGCATTTTAAAATTGTAGACCCCGAACATATCCGTAATACGCACGTTGGTTTATTTTCTGACAAGCCAACACACTACTTTTATTCTCGTGATTGGACACGTAGTTCATCGCAAATGACATTGTCGCCATACGCACCAGGTAACACGGACGAGTGGCAAGTAGTAGAAATTAAAAACCATGTCGGAGGATTCCAAGCATACGGTATGCCTGACTGGGCAAGTTCAGCCAATTGGCAAAAGGTAGGCGCGGACATCGCGCTATTGCATAAGTCAGCTATTGAAAACGGAATACAGCCGAGCGTAATCTACAAATACCCTTATGTAATGTCCCCCGATGAGCGTCACACATGGGAGAATGGTATGCGTAAAAACGCAAAGGGCGCGAAGAACTACGGACGTGCAATGAAGGTTGAGGCGCAATCGCGCGACTTAATGCCTGAAATTGACGTAGTAAGTACCACAGACAATCACGCACTATTTGAGCAGACAAGTAAGGAGTACAAAGAAGAGGTCGCAATATCACACAACTTAGACCCCGCATTGATGGGTGTTCGTATCCAAGGTTCGTTAGGTGCGCAAGACGAAAAGGAATTTGCAGCCGAGCAATTTAAAAAGTTGTGGGTAAAGGACAATCGAATGATCGTTGAAGATTTCCTAAACAACCTCCGCACAATTTGCGGTCTTGATATTTACTTGACAATTAAAGATACGGATATTTTGACTGTTAAAGAAGCTATTCAAGAGGGTTTGAAGCCTGAGCAAATGGCAGCACAACAACCAACGGTAAACGATGCTTTAAAAGGTCTATCCGCTAAGGACAACATGGACATGATGCGAATCATGCGCGACTTTTCAAAAGGTCGATTAGCCGAGCCATTAGCGCGAACACGATTAGCAGCGTACGGAGTAGACGAAGAAACTATTAACACTTTATTGACAGCGGAATGATTTACTTTGTAACAGAAACTTTTTTAAAGACGAACACGCACATCACGCAAAACGTAGATGCGAAAGACCTTGCACCTTTTATTCCAATGTCGGTAAAGACGTATGTACAGCCGATATTAGGCTACAACTTTACAAACGATTTGCTGACTAAATTTAACGCGGGTACGACCTCAGCAGAAGAGGACGAATTGATCGAGTTCATTCAGTTCGTAACGGCGTTTTATGCAGCTTATGACGCTATACCGAATCTATCCTTTCGCGTTTCGAACAAAGGTCTACAATCTCAAAGCGGTGACTATTCAGCAAGTGAGGGAATCGCAGCGGTGGAATACATACGAAACAACGTGTTAAAATTCGCTAAGGTTTACGAGGGTAATATGAGGGCGTTTCTTGAATTGAATAAGGACGAGTTTCCGCTATACACCGATAAGCTGAACAAAGAGATTAAAGCCCCGGATAACGAACTTAATTTCAGAACAGATACAACATGGCTATAAATACGCTCATAACTATTAAAGACGCTTTAACAGCTTTCGTTGCGGGGCATGGTCAACTAAAAGCTATCAAGTTCGAAGCGGACGATCATCGCGCTCCAGTCATTACGGAAAGTGATTCTTTTCCGTTGCTATTTGTTGCGCCTATTGACGTGCAAGTAGGTAGAGCAATGAACGCACATACTTTGCGGATATACGTTTACGAGCGAATTAATGATGACCGTTCAGATGTATTGGAAAACGCAAACGATACGAGTTTAATATTGCGTGACATTCGCGTATGGTGGAATGATTACGGAGTAGATGACATTGAGATTAAAGAAGACCCTACAGGTATATTTGTTTCTGATCGTGAACTTGATAACCTTGTAGGCTACTATGCCGATATTCGTTTTGAGATTCCCTCGCATGGTCGGTGTTCAGTTCCTGTATACATTACACCGATTGACCCTGTAACGTGTGCGGATGCTGACTACCAAATAACAGACACAGACGATAACATACTATACTCAGGAACTATTCCAAGCGGTGGCAGCCTTGACCAAACAATAGCCGATTCAACAGCTACCCTAAAAGATACAGCGGACAACGTACTATCGACTACTCAAATACTTGCAGAGGGGAGTGAGGATATTGTAGCACCCGACGCAACCTATACCGTAGAATATCTAAACGGTACACCAATACAAAGCGGAAACATTCTAAGCGGTGGGTTTGAACTTATTGTAGTACCTAACCCTACAACGTGTGCGGATGCCGTGGTAAACGTTAACAGCGTATTCTTTGACAACGTAGCGAGCGGAGGCACGTTAAATATTCAAGTACGCAAGTCAAGCGGAAGCGATTTAGTAGGCTCAAAGCAAGGTCAACATTGGCGCATTGCAAACAGCACAGCGGTACTCAAAACAACAGGAGGCGCAACGATAAGCACGACCTCGATTAAAGCGGAAGAGAGCGAGGATATTACAGCACCGGACGCAACCGTAGAGAACAGCAACGCATCCTACTCCGATACAGTTGTAAGTGGCGGCACGTTGGTATTGCCTGACATCACCGTAACCGATTCAGATGGCAGCACGTACACGCAGCCGAGCGTTGAGAATGTGGTGTGTACTTTGTCGCCCGACACAGACTTAGAAGTCAACGGAACGCTTGAGGGTACATTCGCAGCGGGTTCGACTATCGAGGTAAACATAACCGATGGAGTCAACCCTGTAACACCTGACGATGTAACGGTGGTTGGGAATGTGGTGACAATTGAGGTGCCGAGTGGCGGTGGTGGCGGATGGGTGCGTCCGAGTGATTGGTTAACTATGCCAGCGTTAACAAGTGCAGATGAAGATATTGCAATACTTCACGCGGTATGGGATAATGATAGTAACTATGCA